TTTTGGTGAGTCTGTTACGTCCTCAATCATCTGCCTCCTCTGCACTGAAGATCATAAATTCACCACCATCTAGCAGTGGTTCCCACCATGTTTCTCCATCATCATCCATTTGTTGTACCTTTGCTTCTGCCTCCTCTAGTGAGTTTGCTTCAACATCATGCACATAGTATTCTTCACGTTTGGCGAAGACTCTGTATGATTTCATTAGAAGTCCTCCTTATCTAAGTTAGCAAATGCACGATCCATGTGAAATGTTGGATTGTTTGCTGGATCTTGCTTAGGATACTGTTGTGTTACGTTATCAACTAACTCATCATAGAGATCTTCATCATAATTATTAATTTCTTCTTCTAATTCAACACTGCTGCAATCTTCATAGTATTCATTCAGTTGATCTGTTACTATTTGCACCAGAGTGGAGAGATCCATGCCATCAACAACTATATCAACAAACTGTTGATACACTTCTCTTTCTTGGTCTCTTGTTAATTTACTTGGCATTTGAAACCTCCTTAGTTGATACACATAGTGCATAGATGTTGAATAGTTCTTGTATCTCCTCGTGAGATAGTTGAGTGAAATCGTCCCACTCACTGACATAATCCACATTAGCGTGGTCTGGAGTGTCATCAAGGTATGATGGGCATGATCTCAAATCATTACGCTCATCAACCCAGAAATGCCTTCCAAATGTTTCTGACTGGTACATTAAGAATGTTTTGTGAGTACATTGTTAATATAGCAGTCCGTAGGCACTCTACAACATTCCGTGTGACACTTATTCAACTGGTTCTATTTCTTCGTGAAATCCACATCATACTCTATGATGATTTTCTTGGATGATCTGCCCATACTATCAAGGGTCTCTGTTCTCTCCACTGATCCCTTCAGACATGCCGCTATCTGGAGTATTTCAGAGATTAGGTCACCTTGATTCATATACATGAATTGATCCTCCTGTAGCGTGCTACAGGGTATGCTAGTGTCATCCTCGTAGCACTCTAATTCATTGGTCATTTTGTTTGATCTCCTTCCAGTGTGCATACATTTGTCCAAATAACATTCCCTCATTTGACTTGAGTTCAGATCCTTTAAGGATTTCTCTTTGTCTATCTGAGAGTTTGACGTTCATTGAAAGATATTCACTCTCCCAATTCTGTATTTCTTCAGTTGTCGGTTTCATTGTATTGTGAAATAATAATGTCCTGAGTACTTGCGTTTGATACTTGAAAAGGTTTATGAATATCAAACTCTCCTTCATGCAATCGTTTTGCAAGTTCTGAGAGTAATTCCTCGGTTTGTTCAGTCATTGGGATGATCTTCCCTTCATCTGACTTATCCATTATCCAGTGTGTTTTTTTCATTGTCTATGAGAATGATTTTTAGAATGTATATTGGTATAATAGCGAGCGAACCTCCGAGCAAAGTGAAACCCACATAAACACCGAGATCAGTCAATGTACTCATAATAATATTGCACCTATCACAAATCCTTTGGCGAAAGCGAGACACAACATCTGATAATCTGTTAGATTATACTTATCTTGTATCTTCTTTGCTAGTGCTTTGTCCCATTCTTTGATCTTAATAAGACCTTCCTTAAGATTTAAGTTCCACATAGTTACCCTAGAATAGTGTCTGATGATTTAACTTTGAAATACTTATTGATTACGTCAATCTGATCTTGATACTTAGCAATCATGTTTATTTCTTGCTCTATTGCTTCAACAACATTGGAGTGTTCTCCAATACCAACAGGTGAAGTAAGATATACTTCAACATTTGCTCTGTGCTTTGCAATATCTCCTTGAGCATGTGCTAGGAGTGCTTTAATTAATGTTTCTCTCATAGTTACAAATGATACCAATAACAGTATATAGGATGTTAATTTTAATGTTGAAAATGTGTTAAATTGATGACAATATTATAAATAGTAGTAGAATTTGAGAGGTAGTCAAATGAAACGAAACTCACTACATTATGTTGTCCATCGTATCAATTCAAGGTAAAGAACAATGCACAATATCTTATCACATAATCAAATGACATCGTGGGGTCATAGTTATAGCACTTATGCTATTAGTCAAGATGACGAGAAACTGGATGACTATTACGAGTGTCTGATAGAATGTGAAGATGACCAGAGTGCATGTAAACGTGTATGTAGAGAGATTCTTACTGAATCTGTCTAAAGACAATTAAACAACTGTCATAAGACCTCTAAGCAAATGCTTAGGGGTCTTTTATTATGAGTCTAAGAATATTATATCTGGAATCCCACCAGTTTTACCTCTTCTAACCTCAACTTCAAGTGCATCTATTATTCTATTCAGTGATTCAGAATAAGTTCTGTATCCACTACCAACATAAAGTTGACCAGCAAATACTGATACTGTTGCTGCACCCCAAAACAAGTAATAGAATCTTGACTTAACTTGATGCCTTAGTTTTTCTTTGCTCTTTTTGGTCATAGTATTTCAGTAATTTAAAATCAGACTCTTTTAGTTTGAGTCTTGCAATGTGCTTTCTTGCATCAAATATATCCCTGAACCATGCACGATTGAAAGCATCTTTCTTTGTTGGTTCAAGGTAGATAGGGAAAGTATCATTGTATGGAAAGTTTTCCTTACTTCTACAATACTTTGCTTCTATCTTATCATAGTTGATTCTTTTTGTTGACTTACGTTTACGAGTTGATGACGTTAATTTCTTAGTATTACTATCGAAATTACGTTGGGTTTTTGCCATGTGCTTTGTCAAGTAAGATACGAAGTTGGTCTATTCTTTGAAGTAGTTCTTCTGCTTTAGCGTGATCCGATTTGTTGAAAGCGTCCATGTAATCCAAAATTAATTCTTTCAACTCGCTATTCTCGAACTTCTTCATATAATCCTTTGAGTTCATCTTCATTGAAATAAAGAGTTGTCTCAGTATTTACACTATCTGGATCTAACCACTCGAACCATTCATCCGCAAATGCCAACGCGGAATCTGCGGAATCGGTTGCTATTAATAGTGAAAATCGTTCACAAACCCAGTGATGCAAAGCAGTGCGTTGTGCGGAAATCATAGGTCTTTCTTAAACTCTACTTTAAGTTTAGCATCGCTTAATGCTCCTACCATATTCCATGCAGTTTCACCTGATACCATGTGTTCATCACAAAAGTATTCGATAGTATCCTCAAGTATTTCCTTGAGTTCTATCAACTGCTCTGCTCTTTGCTCACTAATACTCATCGTCTTACCAGTGTAAGGTCATTAGTCAAATGATTGTATGAATAAAATGCCAATTCACTTGGTAATACTTCTTCTATTGCTTTACAGAACTCAAGTGTAAAGAAAGACTGGTATCTCCAGAACTTCTTCTCCTCATCAGAGTGTGGTTCTGCGTTAGTCTTAACTTTAATAGTGTACTGTTTAGAATCCTCTAACTTAATTTCAGATAGAAGTTCTTTAACATGAGCAACAATCATAGGTGCTGCTTTCTGTGCCTTGAGTTTAGTAAGTGCTGGAAGATTTGTCATTGAAATGATGCAATGGGATTAGTGTAGCATGAAAAATGGATGTAGTCAAGACTGACTACACCCTATTTACTTTACCTCATATATAAATATCCTCCTGCCCAGTCACAACGTGATAAACAATCTTGTCTTGACTTATCATCAAGTAAGTTGTATCTTACATGTTGTGCTGGTTTTGCCCAACCTGCTGGTTTGTAAACATCACCAGTAGTCTTATCTACAAAAGCATGAACACTACCATCACGATACTCATTACGATCTCTAAATGTATCGTAATCTTGTTGGATGATCTTGAAATACTTTCTACCTGCTTGAACTCTGAACCTCATTAAATTAGCAGTACCATTGTCTAGTGCTGCTAATTGTCCCTTAGCATAGTCTGATAGATCTAGTCTACCATCAGCGAATCTCGCTGCATTGCCTTCGATCATTCTTCTATGGTAACTTTTATACTGTGCTGCTAGTGCATCACAGAGTTGGTCAACATACTTGCTGACTGTTTCAGTTTTAGAAACGAATAATGTTTTAGGCATTTAGACTTTAGAATATGGTGAGAGAAACAAAAAACGGAGTCAGTGCATTACTCTTTCGATCATGTGTCTGCTTCAGAGTCAGACTAGAAAGAAACCGTCTTTGTTTCCCATATTCTTATTATACATCAGTTGGTGGGGTTGTCTCGGATGACTGTGCCACTTTATCAACTGGTTTTGAATTGGTCTGTTCCTGTGCCTTTGCCTTTATAGTTTCAATGGTCTTCAATGACCATGAATATACATTCTTAGCAGTTGGTACAATTACATCAGTGGTAAATTCATCCCACTCATATAAATGTATCTGCCATCGTACCTTTGCATCTTCAATGTATTCACCTAGACTAATGTGGGTTTCATCAGGTCTATCTGTTGGTGGTTTGTAGAGACTGCCTTTAACTTTTGGTCTGGTTGGTGATTCAGTCATAACAATAATGAATGTAGTGTTAATCTTTATTTATTCTGACAGGCACATCAATCGTCCAACTTGGTGACGATAACTTAACTATTTTAAATTGTTTCCTTGCTTCTTCTCGTGCCTTTGCTTCCTTCTCCATTTGATTTAGTTCCTTTTCACGACCTGCTTCAGGTTGTATTTCACCATAATGCGGATCCCAAATCTCAGGATGTTCGTGATTCTCAAAGAACTCTAGGATAGAAGTATCTACCATGTGATATAATGTATCCCATGTTAATGTTCTTCTCAAATTCTCAGCAATGTAATCATTCTGATTAACAGACATTTCTTGCTTAAGAAATTCACCTCTATCCCATACCAATCCATTGAGATCAATAGTAATAGTTACGTTGGAATGAATACTCATTATTCCTCCTCAAAATATATGCCATGAACTGCATTAAATGTATCCAATGATAAGTAATCATCTTCATGCAATTCAGGGTTTTCAAATACAAAAAACTCATCA